AAACTCATTAATATGATCTATTACTGTAGCACCTGTTACAGGATCTTTTTTCTTTTTAACTTCTTTTACTTTTCGAATTTTAGATGCATCAATAGGTCTTATTTCTTGAATACCTAGTTTAAGTTGATTTTCATCTACTACTAAATGATGATATACTCTTCCGTCAATATACCATCTTTTAAATATATCATGACCTAATTCTGTAAATTTTAACATACCACATATACTATCAAATTCTTCTATCATAACTTTTTTAAGAGAATCTGATAGTCCATCAACGTGATCTAACACTAAATTAATAGGAGATTCGTTTTCATTAGCAGTAATAGATTCATTAGTAATATCTTCGATAGCAGCATCGACTTCTGGATGAGTAGCTACAGAACGATATTGTCTAATATTTTGTAAATTATCTTTGGAATGATCACCTTCGCCGAGGTTAACATAAGTTCCATAATGTGCGCCAGCTGCAGTAACATATCCTGCACCATCCTGATCTTGCGGTGGTACTATAGATTGTCTCTTCTCAGCTTTTCTATCTCGAGCTCTTTTGATTTCAAAACCAAATAGCCTCAAGCCATCTTGTTCAGCCATATGTTCTCCTAATTAACATATATAGGGGTGGAATTAACCACCCCCATTTAAATACATTAAGATGTTGTTGTTGATTCCCAATATTGCATTTGGAATTCCACAGTAAATCTCTCAATATCATTTTCTAAGCCATAGCTTACATCAATTGGAGAAATAGCTGTTGGAAAACAACCTCTCATATTATAAGTCTTTAATGTTGACCCATCTTTGTCAATTTGATCTACAACGAGATCAGCTTCGTAATCAGTAACATTAGTTAAACCAGTATTTTGCGAATGAGCATTCATACCATTCATCCAACGCTCTACTGCGTTACGAACATTAAAATCGGTGTCATTAATAATAGTAGGAGACCAAACATCAAATGTTCTATCTCCAGCCATCTTTAATTGACGACCTCTAAAGGGAATTACAATTGTTCCCATAGTGGAGCCGGGTAATTGAGCCGCCTCACACAAGAAAGATGTTAATTCAACATCTCCGTTTGCATATCCTGGAAAATTAATAGTGGCTTTAAATAGATTGGGTCTAGCACCACCACCTTTAATTTTGGATTTAAAATCATCAACGCCTAAAATTGCCATTTTCTACCTCCCTTATACCGAAAGTCCGGCAACTTCTTCGAAGTCGACACCGGATCTTACAGCAACAAAGTTAAGAGTAATGTAGTTGATTGAGCGTGCAGGCTTGATGAATATATTAGCTACAAATTCATTTCTGTCAATGACTGCGGCTGTATTATTAGTTTCATCACATACTACCCTGAAATCGGTAATACCTCGCCTTCCTTTAATTTCTCGTAGGAAAGGTTCAACAATATTTACAAACTCTGCTCGTGTAAATTCATCATTCAATTCGAATAATGTATTTCTAGCAGCGAGTGCAATAGCTCTTTCAATTACATTGAATAGTCTTCGTACATTAATTCTATCAAATGCTGAAGGTCTATTCATATGTGTTTTATCACCAAATAGCATTACACCTTGTCCAGGTAGATTTGCTATTGGGTTAATACTTGCTTTATAAAGAGTATCTCTTTCAGCCTTAGTAGGTGTATATGCTAATGCTGTTACTCCTAATAAAGCACCTCTTCGGGGTCCTGCTGGTGAAAACCAAGGTGCCGCTTCTGCATCAGCGGCTGCCATTAACCCAGCTGTCGAAGAAGCAGCAGGTATATAACGATATTTATCGTTGTACTTATCATATACTTTTAGCCAGTTATTATCTATAACAGCATATGAAGAAAATGTAAGTCCATTTGCATCTGCCACTGAATTTGAAACAGGAGTAGATTGTCCTACGACGTCATCTTTTGCAGGTGAAGCAGTTACAACACAATCTTTTCTAGCCACTGCAGTTGCAACTAAATCATTGACTACAGTAGCATTAGGTGTTGAACTGGCTTGTCCAGGAGCAATTAAAAAGTCTATTTGAACTGTATCCTTATCTTCGAACTTATCAAAAGCTCTTAAATAATCATCAGTTCCAATTCCTGTTGCATTATCATCTCCTCCAACTAAGGATGTTGATGTTCCTGAATCTATATGTGTTAACATTCTTACATATGATGAAGCTCTATTAATAACTTCTTTCATATAATTACTTGAACCATCTGCGTTTGTAGCAGTACTAGATGTAGATACAAATGGATATCTTTCAAGAACTGATCCAGCAGTTCCTGTTATTACTCCATCTTCATCCAAAACTAAAACGTGTGATTCATTTCCTGCAGGGGCTCCATCAAATTGGGCTTTATAACTTGCAGTCCAAGCAGACCATCCAACTGGTCCTGTTGAAACAACCTTAAGTGAATTGCCTATATCACCAGGATATTTTGCAAAAAGTTTTGAGCCACTGAAAGTGCCTTGATCCCAGGCAGGATCGTTTAAGATTCGTACAGCAGCGTTACCGCTGTCTGCAGCGTTTAAAGCTCCAGCATCAACAACTCTTGATATCTGAAGCGAATTAGAATATTTTAAAAAATAAGCAGCAGTTAAAAAATCTACTGCGTTAGTATCGTTTGGGTTTCCGAATTTACTAGCAAGATCAGCTTCATTTGAAACTAAGGTTGCTTCTTCACCGGGTCCCCAACGAAAGACTCCGCCAAATGCGCCTGTGGTCGACTGGACATTGGGCACCACACCCGATAGGTCGACTTCTTTGACGACAATAGCTGGAGATTCTGAAGGTGTACCAATTGCCATGTCTTTTTCCTCTTTCCAGTAATCGAATTATAAGTTTTTTTTCATAATACGGATGTTCATTACCAGTATTTATAATTTCTTATATTTAGTAAGGACCACCCCACTCTTCGATCCATTTTTTAGTCTGCCAAGGGTCTTGTTTTTCTTGTTCTTCTACATGTTGCATGCCATCATCATGAAAACCAAATGGTAATACATCAGCTTCTATTGCTTTCATTTTCTGATCAAATAATAATGCTTTCATGTCAACATCAGTTAAAGTAGAAAAATAATTACCTGTAGAAAAATACCCAAACATAACTAAATTCATCATTAGGTCATCATGATTACCATCCGATGCTTCATATGATTGTCCTTTAGCTACAAATGTAGATATTTCTAAAATAGTATTTTCATCAATAATATTTAATTTACCTTCTTCTAATAAATCTTTAATACCAGAACAACCTAATCGTTTTGTTTTACGAGTCATTTCAATACCTAATTTACTAGTATTAACAGAAGATTCTATGAATAAATTTTCATATTCTAACTCATTGTGTAATCCATTAGTTACTAATACACCTTGATCATTAGATTCTACAACTACCCAAGCTTCGTTGTAGACTTTTGCATACTTATATATAATGTTAGGGTAGAGTAGTGGAGATATAAGGTTATTGCGATATACAGCAACCTGTTTAAATGGCCTCGTGCTAATATCGATCAAAGTAAAAGTAGAATAATCCTGTCCTCTACCTTTAGAAACGTCTACGGTCATCACATATTGATGATCTTTTTCTGGTTCTTCATAGATCCAGACACTATTATTTTCTATTAATCTTAGTGGAGGTTTAGCTCTAAACCCCATTAATGTCTCTGCGTTTATTAACGTATCTCCAGTTCCAAAAAATGTATTACCAAATTCTTGATCAAATTGTAATTGAGACGTATTAGCTATTGTTTCTTCTTTCCAGCTTTCATCTCTACCAGGAACGTCCCACCAATCTACTCTAAAATTTTTAAACTCATTTACTTTTTGAACTGAACCAGTCCAAATCTTTTCAAATTGATTGCCTAAACCATTTGCGGTAGATGTAATAATAACTTTAGTATCTTTACCAGATGAAATAACAGGATATGTAGATGTATAAAATTCAGCAGCATTTTCAACAAACGCAAACTCATCGAGATATAATAAGTTAACAGACATACCACGAATAGAGGATCCTGAAGTAGCAGCAGAAACAATTCTACTATTATTACTAAATTCTATAGATCTTTTATTTAATGATTTACATCCAGGTTGTAAAAAGAAAGGAAGATTCTCTAACATAAGAGTAATTCTACCTAACATTTCTTGAGCCGTAGCTCCTTTATTTGCTAATATAGCAACGACTTTTTCTGGATTAAATACAGCAAACCATAATAGATATGCAACAGAAGATATAGATTTTCCTGATTGTCTACACGCTAATATAATAGAAAATCTATTATTATTAAAATGCTGAAACATTTTTTCTTGATAAGGATATAGTTTGAATGGCACTAATCCATCGTCTAAATGAATTATTTTACAATAATTTTCTGCAAAATAAGGAGGCGAGTCCATACATTTTTTGTATTCATCTACTTCATCTAAAGTAAAATTTGTAACTACACCATCTTTTTTTACATTAATGTTACCTAGATAGGTATCATTCATCTGTCTTGTAGTCGTTAATGTCAATTACTTTATCCTCATTATCTTTTTTTAACAACATACGTTGTAAATCACTAGTAGAACCAATAAAGACATTATTATTAGTTGTATTAGGAAGTTCTTTTAAGTTATCATCCGGTTTGTCATAATCTTTTTTCTTTTTATGAAGATCCATTAAAGAATCACTTATCTCCCCAATATTTTTAATCATACCAGACATAACCTCAAATGCTCTGGGATGTTCGGTTGCTTTTGCTACATCAACCATATCATCTAAAGCAGCTGATCCCTTAGCCAATAGATCATGCTTTATTTGTCTAGCATACTCAAAATCATTTTTTGCA